AGCTATTCCCTGTATCGTGGGAGGCACTGAGAGATGGCTAAACTGTATGACTTAGAGCCTATGATAATGGATTGCTGGCATGTGTGTGATGACCTACAGGTTGTGTTCAGACAGATAGGTGATGGTGAACGTGAGCCTACACATGACGAGATGATGAACACACTGATGGGTATGCAGCAGCTATACCAGTGGAAGTTTGAGCAACTGTTCAACAAGTATGAGGATGTACTCCGTGAAAAACAAAATAAGACCGATGACTAAAGAAGAACGTAAAGCATCCCTTGATCGTGATGAAAAGAACAAGTGGCGCAAGTGTGTCAGTTGTGGTAATGCAAGTAGAGACACGTGGTGTGGTTTCTGTCTGGAGGAAGAATGATAAAGAGTGAGTGGAGAAGACTGATAGCAGAGGAAGAATCATTTAAGGAGAGTGTCTTGGCAGAACATGGGGCAGACATCGTGAATGAACCTAAACACTACGCACGGTGGGCCATTGAGCCTATCACATACATCATGCGCAACGGCTTTGAGTTCTGGCGTGGCAACATTGTTAAGTACGCCAGCCGTGCAGGCTACAAGATGTACGAGGGTAAGACGCAGGTACAAAGTGAGATCATTGACTTAGAGAAAGTCCAACGCTATTGTCAGATGCGTATCAATCAACTTAATGGAGAGGAGAAGCTATGATACCTGTAGGTCAACTAAGACTGTTACTCACTAAGGCTGGGCTAGAGTATAAGATTACTCGTGTTGAGGGTAACGTTGCACACGTTAACATTCTTGTAGCGGAACAGCCAGATGTACACAGTTGAGTTTGAAAGTGATGCAGCTGTAATAACAACACTAGATGAAAATGACCGCTTCAATGATGTAGAAATGGTAGTTGGTGATGATGATGTTGTTTACCTAAGACAGTTTGATAACACGCTAAATGAATATCAGATACTGTACCTGTCGTATCAACAGTTACTAGATTTAAATACTGCACTACGTAGTCCAGAGGGTGCGTTCTATTCACGGTTAGTAAAGGGGAGATAAGTAATGAACAAAGATGAAATAGATGCAGCGGCACTTGTGTCAGAGATGCACCGCCAAAACTTGACATGTAAAGAAGCATTAAAGGCAATACAGATGTACGCCAATGATAAAATGTTTCAAGATGAACTTGACAAGGTGTACGGTAATGATCTATTAATAGAAGATGAATGGGATAACTGGCATCCAAACGATTCAATATAGGAGACGCAATGAAACACCTTACCCTTGACGTAGAAAACACTGTGGTAAAGCGGAATGGTAAGATGCACCTTGACCCGTTTGAGCCTGAGAATACACTAGTTATGGTGGGTATGCTAGACGATCTTGGAAATGAAGACATTGTAACTTTTGATCATTCTGAGCAACAACCTACCACAGAGGGGCGGCAGATTGTCCAACAGAAACTGGATGACACCGCCCTTCTAATTATGCACAACGCTGCACACGACTTGCTCTGGCTTTGGGAGTCAGGCTTCACATATGATGGAGCTATCTTTGATACCATGCTGGGTGAGTACGTGTTGCAGCGGGGTCAGAAAGAACCACTGTCACTTGATGCTTGTGCTGAACGGTACAACCTTGACACACAGAAGCAAGACACACTCAAGGAGTACTTCAAGCAGGGCTACTCTGTTCGTGACATTCCACATGCAGAGTTGTCAGAATATCTGTCACATGACTTACATGCTACACAACAATTGTATCTGCGTTTGCAGACATCATACGAGGAATGCACTTCACTAGACGGAACGATACGGCTGACCAATCAGTTAGCTATACACCTTGCTAAAATATATCGGCGTGGGTTTAGTGTAGACATGGATGCACTAGATGGTGTGCGTCAAGAGTTCCAACAAGAACGTGACCAGTTAGTACGTGACCTTGAGGAACAAGTAAGCGAGTTGATGGGTGATCGTACTATCAATCTCAATAGTCCAGAGCAATTGTCTTGGGTTATCTACAGCAAGAAACCACACGACAAAAAAGTATGGGCTGATCTATTTGATTCGTATCGCATGTCAGATACGGATTACCGTAGTACAGTACGTCAACATACTAAGACGTTGTACAAGCAAAAAGCAAAACAGTGTGTGACATGCAATGGCACTGGTCAGATACGGAAGGTAAAGAAAGATGGAACACTCTATGCACGAACAAATAAATGTACTACCTGCGATAGTTCAGGTTATATATTTATTGATATTCATTCGTCTGTTGCGGGGTTAAAGTTCAATGCACCTACAGCAAAATGGGCTTCAGCTAACGGCTTCGCAACAAGCAAAGATAAACTTGAGTACCTTGAAGGTATCGCTAGACAACGTGGTATGCAGGACGCAGTGTTGTTCTTACAACGAGTTCGCCGCCTGTCTGCCGTTGATACATATCTATCAAGCTTTGTGGAAGGTATATCAACACATGTAAAACAAGATGGTCTTCTACACGTCAGACTATTACAACACCGTACAGCTACGGGACGTTTATCTGGTGCTGATCCCAACATGCAGAACATGCCACGAGGTGGTACATTTCCAGTGAAGCGTGTGTTCAAGTCACGTTGGGTTGGCGGCAAGATCATGGAGGCCGACTTTGCACAGCTTGAGTTTCGTGTTGCTGCGTTCTTATCACAAGACAAGACTGCCATTGACGAAGTGACCACAGGTTTTGATGTACACTCATATACTGCACAAGTCATCAGTGATGCAGGTCAGAATATGTCACGTCAAGAAGCCAAGGCTCACACATTCGCTCCCTTGTATGGTGCCAGTGGGTTTGGTCGTACACCAGCAGAGGCTGCTTACTACGAGCAGTTCACTAAGAAGTACTCAGGTATCGGTAAGTGGCACAAAGAGCTTGCACGTGAGGCATTAGCTACAGGTAAGATCAAGACACCATCTGGTCGTGAGTTTTCTTTCCCTGATGTAACACGTAGAGCCAATGGTACTGTGACATTTTTCACACAGATCAAAAACTTTCCAGTGCAATCGTTTGCTACGGCTGACATTGTACCTATATCTCTGATATACATTGACAAGTTATTAGAGGCAAACAAAATGCAATCATGCATAGTCAATACAGTACACGATTCAATCGTGATTGATGTGCATCCAGATGAAGAGGAAAAAGTATTACGTATCATAAGTGCAGCCAATGACAAGCTACTAACAATTGTCAACAAGAAGTGGGGGTTGGACTTCAATGTACCACTACTTCTTGAGGCAAAGATTGGTCCAAATTGGCTTGACACAAATGATGTAGCATGATATAACTAGGTTTCACTAAAACAAAAGGAGAATGTTTATGACACAAATCGCAACAATCAATACTGGTAATTACGCAGCAATGGCAGAGGCAATGGGCATGTCTGTTGATTCTGGTAAACAGAAATCACAAGCAAGCACACTTGCACGTTTGCGTATTAATCACTCAGCTATTATGGGTGAGGATACAATCAACGGTAAGAAGGTAAAGATGGAAGTTGTATCAGGCGGTACATACAAACTGGAAATACCAGATGGTCCTACCTACTATGCACCTACAGCTACTATCCGCCCGTACCTACAACGCTTTATGTACAAGCGGTTCATCAAGGGTAGTGACACTACACCTAATCGTTACGTCAAGACACTTATGGCTAATGATCTAAACAGTGATCTCAAAGATAATGATGGTGGCTTCAACTGTGGTAAACCTGCAGGGTGGATTGAAGACTTCAAAGCATTGCCAGAGAAAACACAAGACTTGATCCGTCAGATCAAACGTGTTCGTGTTATGTTTGGTACTGTAGAGATGCATGATGTAACAGATGCGCAAGGTAATCCTGTAGACTTGGAACCTCAAGCATTCATCTGGGAGATTGAAAACCGTGATGCGTTTAAAACTGCGGGTACTATCTTTACTAAGCTAAGTAAGATGCGCCGCCTTCCTGTACAGCATAACATGAAAGCTGCTACAGAAGAACGTGCTCTTCCAAACGGTAGTGTATTCTATCTACCTACCTTAGCTCTTGATCTACAAGAGACCCTTGATGTAACGGACCCTGAGCAGGAAACATTTGCAAACTTCCTTGCATGGGTTACTAACTACAATGACTACATCAAAGGTGCTTGGGATGAAAATGCCTACAAGAATGATGATACAGATACGGATACTGTTGAAGCATTTGTGGACATTGACGAAGAGGACTTCGTGTAATGAACCATCCCGGCGAACTGGCATTACACCAGTATATGACGGACGCAGTTAACGGTAAGTCCACCATGCGGGATGAAACAATCCAGCAGGTGGCTACCGAAATTGCTGATGCATTGAAACGTCAGTTTGGTAGTGGTAAGTCTCGTGGTGAGTTTAGAATAAGGATGTCCAATGTTGGGCGTCCTACTTGCCAACTGTGGTTTGAAAAGAACAGACCTGAGACTGCACTGCCCAAGCCGACAACCTTCATCATGAACATGATGCTAGGTGATATAGTAGAGGCTGTATTTAAAGGACTACTAACGGAAGCAGGAGTAAAGTTTGAAGACACAGACCACGTTACCTTAGATGTGGGAGATAGTGCGGGAACTAAAGTTAATGGCAGCTATGATCTCATTGTAGATGGTGCTGTTGACGATGTGAAGTCAGCTTCTGACTGGTCCTATCGTAACAAGTTTGAATCCTTTGATACACTTGCAAAGGGTGATAGCTTTGGTTACGTAGGACAGTTAGCAGGTTACGCTAAAGCATCTGGCAAACGTGCTGGTGGTTGGTGGGTAGTGAACAAAGCCAATGGTGAGTTCAAGTACGTACCAGCTGATAACCTTGACATGGATGAAGAACTAGGCAAGATCAAGAATACAGTTGAAACAGTCAATGAGAATGTATTCAAACGTTGCTTCGCTCCAGTGCCTGAGCACTTTAGGGGTAAGCCAACGGGTAATACAGTACTAAATGATGGCTGTAGATTCTGTGACTACCGACATGCTTGTTGGCCCACTATGGTTGAGGAACCAGCACGTATGTCAAAAGCAAAAGACCCAAAGATTGTGGCATATATAGAGGAGTAAACTATGCTAGGTGATGATGAAGTAAAACAAATGCAGGAAGAGATTGCGGCAATGGAAGAGGAACTAAGAGAACGTAAACGTGAGCTACATGAGCAACGTTATGCAGGTTTACGTACCGCTATGGAAGCACGTAAGGCTGCAGACGGAGCCATCATGGAAGAACTAAAGAGCCTTGGTATCCGTACCATGCGAGGTGGTTGGGTAATCTAATGAATGGAAAGCAGTTCCGTGCCGCAAGGAAGCATGGGTATATGAGTGGACTTGAACTTCGCACTAAAGAATACCTTGTAGAACACAACGTAAAGTTTAAATACGAGAAGGTAAAGATAGAGTGGGAAGACCTCATGTACCGTACCTATACCCCAGACTTTGTGCTAGGTAACGGTATTATAATTGAGACAAAGGGGTTGTTTACGGCTGACGATAGACGCAAACATTTAGCTGTTAAGGAGCAGCACCCTAAGCTTGATATACGTTTTGTATTTACCAGTAGTAAAAGTAAATTAAGCAAGGGTGCTAAAACTACCTATGGACAATGGTGCGAGAAGAATGGTATACAGTATAGTGACCGCATCATTCCAGAGGATTGGTTGCACGAGAAGGGCAAAGACATGCACCCTGCATTGATACACTGCCCATACAAGAAAGTTAAAAGGAGTTAGCATGACAGAAGAACGAGACTTAGCATCATTCATAAAGTTTGAACCAAATGACTTCATCATACGTGTTTCACCTTACGTAGAAGAC